CCTAGTTATGGGGCTTTATATGATAAGCTTCCTATTAGTGCCTTTGTTACTGAGCCTACTGACCTCGATCTTGAATTAGAAGAATTAGAACTATGGGATGCATTTGATTACGGTATAACTGTAATTGAAAAAGCAGCTATTTCAGGTTGCAAAGTTAAATACTTAGCACCTTCAAGACAATGGTATACTGGAGAATATTTATTTACAATAGATAATTGTCATCCAGATAAAAACATATTGAATACAGGTTATTCCGAAATACCTGAAGAACATAAATCATTTAACATACTATGTTTAGACAATAAACATTTTGCAGCACAACCAAACAATAGAGTGTTATTTTATGATAAATCTTTATCTCCTTCTAAATTAGAGAAACCAGACTTTAAGGTATCTTCTATTGAATACAATGTAGAAACTGAGAGTAAATGGACTGCAGGAGATGACGATAAATATTTTTATGACCTACTTGAAAACAAGGACTAAATAGTATATAATAAACAAAAGTAAACGTGCCCCTTTATTTACAGGAGAAAATATGGATGCAAAATTATTACGACAAGCTTTGGAAAAAGTTTTAGAAGAAGCTATTTCAGCAAATCAAACACAACTATTGCAAGGTGTAGAAACTTATGCAGATTATAAATATATGTTAGGTATACAGCATACTCTAACAGATATGAAAGACCGTGTTCGTACAGAACATAATAAACTATTAAGATCATTAGGAGGAGACGATGAATAAATTACCAACACCCCAGGGTTACAGGTTACTTGTAAAACCTAGAGAAATAGAAATTAAAACAAAAGGTGGTATTATCTTAGCTGATTCAACTAGAGAAGCACAGAAATTTGCTGTTGTTTGTTCTCAGGTTATAGCTTTAGGAGAAGATTGTTACACTGATATGGAAAAATCTAAAACTAAATGGTGTAAAAAAGGAGACTGGATTCTTACTGGAAAGTATGTAGGTCTTAAATTTACATATGAAGGTGAAGAATATTCTATTATAAATGATGATGAAGTAGTTGCAACAATACCAGATCCAACAAAAATTGCACCTAAATAAACAAGACCCCTTGTATTATAACTGTAAAAAGTGTAATATTAGATAAACAGCGATTAACGCGGTTCGCAACCGAGGAGGATTTACATGCAAGATGTAACAAAAGACGAAACTACTGAAGATATCACTGATATTGAAGTAGAGTTACCCAATGAAGATGAAGTTGTAGAACAATCTACATCTGAATCTGAAGAGCCAGTTACAGAAGAAACTGCTCCAGAAACCCAAGAATCTGCAGAAACTGAAGAAACGGAAGAAGAACAAGAAACTTCTCCAGATCTTGAGGCGGATGATGAGCAAGAAGAAAAAACTCAAGGTAAAACTTATGGTAAAAGAGCTGAAAAAAGAATAAAACGGCTTATTAAACAAAAGAAAGAACTTGAAGAAGCATTAGCTAAAGCTGACCAAGATAGGAAAGCATTAGCAAGAAATAATGAAGATCTTGTAAGTCGTAGTAAAGATTCCGAAGTCCAAGCTCTAGAAAGTTATGTTGACAAATTAGAAGCGCAAGAATCCCAAGCATTATCTGCTCTTAGAGTAGCTAAAGAAGCTGGTGATATTGAAGCAGAAATTAAAGCAACAGATATTTTAGCACAATCAAAAGCTGAAACATTAGTTGCAAAACAATATAAAGCAAGAGCAGAGACGCAGGCAAAATCTAGACAAGTTTCTACATCAGATACTAAAGCACAACGAACTACAGTTGAGCCAACCACAGCACCCGATAGAAGGGCACTAAGTTGGCAAAAACGTAATCAATGGTTTGGTGGTGGTACTAGAACTGATAAGGTGATGACCCAAGCTGCTATGATGATTCATAATGAATTAATAGAAGAAGGGGTATCAGCTCAAGTAGATGCAGCAGAATACTATAGCGAATTGGATGCAAGAGTGCGTGAAGAATTTCCAGAGAAATTTAAAAACACAAATGCAAAAAAATCTACTACAGTTATTGGGGGTACGCGTGTAGCTCCAGGAAAACAAAAAGTTACATTAACCAGATCCGAAGTGGATATGGCTGATAGACTAGGAGTTGACTATAAAGAATATGCGCGACAAAAACTACGCAACTTAAATGCGATATAAAGGAGTACTGATATGACACAGGCTACTAAAACTACCCGAAACACACGAGCATCGGGAACTCGTAAAAAAACATGGTCTATCGCGGGCAAGCTAGATACACCTAAAGCTCCAGACGGAGTCCAATATAGATGGATACGTCATGAACTTCTAGGTGATAATCAAAATGCTAACGTTCATGGAAGATCACGTCAAGGTTATGAAATTGTCACTCCTAAGGAATTAGGGGATGATCATAGCTATGACGTTTTAGATACTGGCAAACATGCGGGAACTGTTCGTTCTGGTGATTTGATCTTGATGAAAATTGATCAAGATGTCGCAAGTCAAAGAAAAGAATATTTCCAGTCTTTAACAGATAGACAGGCTAAATCTGCTAATAAGGACTTTACGTCCCAAGACAGCGCAATGGCACCAGTTAGCCAAGACGGATCTTCATCAACTGTATCAGTCGGTGGTCAAAGATCAAAAGCAAACTTCGAGAACTAAAATTAATTGGTTCTTGATTAACCTTGGAAGGAAATTAACATGGCATATGGTCTAGAACCTATAAAGCATGCTGGTGGCGGTTTAAACCGTACCAACAATTTTTCTGATGGAAATGGTTATCGTATTGCTGCAACTGCTCCTAGTGCGTTTTTTGAAGGAGACTTAGTAACTTATGCTGCTGGTCTACTTGTTACGGATATAGGTGCGGCTTCTCCAGGCGCTGTAGTAGGCGTTTTTTATGGTGCAGAATACCAAGATAACTCTTCAGGTGAATTTAAATACGCAAGATCAATCCCTAATGGCTTAGTCGCTAAAGACAAATATAAAGCATTTGTTTATGATGATCCCGCTACTCTCTTCAGAATCGAAGCAGATCAAGTTGGAACAGCAGTTGACGGCACAGCAGTTGGTGAATTGGTACAAGTTGTTGCATCTCCAACTGGAAGTTCAATAACACATAAATCAGGTCTAGTTGCTGACTCAAGCACTAGAACTACAACTAATACTTTTCCATTGCAAGTCCTTGGTAGCGCAGAATCTGACGGTTCTTACTCTGCTGTTGGAACTACAATGAGTGTATTAGTTAGAATCAACTCACATCAGCATGGCAACGGTGCCACTGGCGTGACTGGTATATAATCGAAAGGATAATATAATATGGCTATTTCAAGAGCACAGATCCTGAAGGAATTAACACCAGGTCTTCACGCGATATTCGGTAGCGAATATGGTAGATATGAAGATGAACACGCGGTGTTGTTTGATTCAGAAACATCAAAAAGAGCATTTGAGGAAGAAGTACTTTTCCCTGGATTTGAGCAAGCTCAAATTAAAGGTGAAGGCGCATCTATTTCTTATGCCGAAGCAGGCGAAGGTTTTATCGCAAGATACAGCCACAACACAATTGCACTTGCATTCTCAATTACTGAGGAAGCGATGGAAGATAATCTTTATGACAAACTGTCTACAAGATTAACTAAATCATTAGCAAGAGCAATGGCTTCAACTAAACAGACTACAGCATCAAACGTATATAATAATGCGTTTTCTAGTTCTTTTGTAGGCGGAGACGGAGTATCTTTATTGAACGCTTCTCATCCAACTGCATCTGGAACTGTACAAAGTAATGTCTTGTCATCTAACTCTGATTTATCTGAGACTTCTTTAGAGCAATCACTAATTGATATTAGTGGCTTCAAAGACGACAAAGGTATACCAGCAGCTATTCAAGCTAAAACTTTGCACATTCCTAAGGAATTAGTTTTCACTGCAGAACGTCTACTAACTTCTCCGTACAGAACAGGTACAGCAGATAATGATATCAACGCTATTAAAGGATCAGGAATGATTCCTGGAGGTTACTTTGTTAACCACAGGTTCACTGATACTGATGCGTTCTTTATTAGAACTGATGCCCCTGACGGTATGAAGTATTTCACTAGAACTCCAATTTCAACTTCTATGGAAGGTGACTTTGAGACTGGTAACGTAAGATACAAAGCTAGAGAGAGATATTCTTTTGGATTCTCTGACTGGCGTGGTCTTTTCGGAACTCCAGGCGAGTAATTAAATTAGTGGAGGGGCACTTAGTTGCCCCTTCATAAGACCCTAGGATTAACCAATTATGCCGACTGCCCTAGCAGACAATCGTAGAAGAGACGGTATGATTAGACTACGAAGGATTAACAATGGCTAACACCACATTTAATGGAGCAGTTCGATCAGAGAACGGTTTCAAAAAAGTTACAAAAAGTTCCACAGGAGCTTTTACTGACAACTCAACTTATTCATCAGACGCATCAATAGGTGGCACTTTAACAGCAACTGGAGCAACTAGTTTAGCTACAACTGCACAAATGACTGTAGGTACAGGTATTTCAGCAGTAGCAAACGCTATTGTAAAACATTCAGTAGTTACTACAG